TAGCTTGTGCACTCTGCGGGTGTGGCGAAACTGGCAGCCGTGGGAGGCCTAAACCCTCCTGTCTCTGAGACGTGTGGGTTCGAGTCCCTCCGCCCGCACCATAGGTTGAAGTGCGACCTTCAAATCGAAGTCGCGACTAAACTTGGAGTCTTTCCGATGAAGATCACCATCAATGGCAGGGAGTACTACCGCGAGAAGCGGGAGATCACCTACGACGAGATCGTCGAGCACGCCTACGGGGAGGGTACCAAGGCCCTCATCACGATCACCTACGACTGGAAGGGTCCGGGAGACATTCGACGCCAGGGCACCATCGCCCCTGGTCAGTCGGTCGAGATCGCAGATGACATGCGCTTCTCGGCTTGCCATACAGGCAACGCATAGCTTTCATGCGAGTGTAGCTCAGTCGGCCAGAGCGCCTGCTTGCCAAGCAGGAGGCCGCGGGTTCAATTCCCGCCACTCGCACCATCTTTCATGGCACGGTGCCAGAGCCCGGTCTAATGGAGCGGTCTGCAAAACCGTTGGCGCAAGCCGTCGTGGGTTCAAATCCCACCCGTGCCTCCATGCTACTATAAGGAACCATCAAGGATCTCCTCATGAAGACAACCCTGGACCCCTACGAACTGCAAGTAGCCGCCTTCATCGGTTGCAGAAGACGAGTCGAGACCCTGAAGTCCTCGCTGAAGGATGCACACGGATTTGACGGGGGTGGGGCCTGGGACATTGACGTGATGGGTGCCGCAGCAGAGATGGCGCTCGCCAAGATGCTGAACATCTACTGGTGCGGCGACGTCAATACGTTCAAGCTCCCCGACGTAGGTGCTCTCCAGGTCAGGTCCACAAGTCTGGGCCATGGGAGCTTGATCGTGCGCGAGAACGACGCTGACGATGATGTCTTCGTCCTCATGCTCTTTGAGAGGCCGAGCACCTTTCGCTTCGGAGGATGGATGACCGGAGAGGAAGCGGCGCAACGCAAGTACAGGAGGGCCCCAAACGGGCGACCACCGGCGTACTTTGTTCCCCAAGCTGATCTCCACCAGTCCTTCAAGAAGCTGGAAGCGATCGTATTCCCCTGATGGCATTATTCATGGTGTCGGAGATATCCAAGAATATCCAACCGAATTCGCAACTATCTGCAACCAGATCAGACGGTATCCGCAACAGGCTCCTTGGCGAGGCGGTACCTCCAGCCGGGCTTGTGTTCGTACCACTTGCCTGGGGTCGCCTTCTTCGCCTTGTGGAGGAGCTGGAGGATCTTCGGGATGACGAGCTTCTCCTGGCCGTTGTCTTCCAGGTAGATCGCGGCATTCTCGCCGGTCACCTCCATCACGTAGCCCTTGATCAGGCCCCTCTGGAACCAGGAGCTGTCGCTGAGCATTTTCGTGACCTCGACCTCTTCTGGCTCGTCGTCTTCGTCATCCTCGGGTACGAAGTAGTTGAAGCTGGCTGCGGGTGCTTCCATGTCGGCCTGCATCTCGCGCAGTTGCTCTTCCTGGACTTCGTCATCGAAGGTGCGGATGCTGATGAAGTAGCCACAGTCCTCACCTGGACCCATGCACTCCTGCATGATGTCCTCGACCGTATCCATGAGGAAGCCGTCGACGCAGTCAAGAACGATCTCTTCCACAGACAGCCCATAGAAGTACTCCAACGTCTCGGGATCCTGCCACTCTCCCTCGGCTGACTGTTTGAGGATGTAGGCGATCTGGCCTGGGTCAAGATTCTCCCAGAGCTGGGAGACCTCGGCGGCGATCTGGTCATGAAGATCCAGCGGGTCGTCTGCGGCCATCGTCACGATGGGCATCGACCTGGACAGGACCTCCTTCACAATGGTCTCCAGGACCTCAAGCTCCAGGACTTTGACCAGGGCGCAGCCGGAAGGCAGGTGTTCTCTCATCGGGGTTCTCCCTTCAGAAGTGTCTGCTGTATCTACTCCTGCGTGTGACCAGCCAGGATCTTACCGATGAGCGCCTGGCGATCCTGCCGCGCAGAGCCCAGACCATGGGCAAAGAGGGCCTCGGCAACCATCACGTCTCCATGAGATGAGGTTATGATGAGATAGAAAAGGGCACTCTGCCAATCACCTCGCATGGAACGCGAAAGTTTCTGATCAAGACCAAAGGTTATCTTTGTGAGATTTGAGGGATCGAAGAATGGCGCGACGAACCGGTTCCTCTTGTTTTGGACCATATTGATGGCGATAGCGATAACCATGTTCCGAGCAATGTTCGCATGGTCTGTAGAAACTGCGACGGCTTGCTTCCGACTTACAACGGTCGCAACATGGGTAAGGGCAGAAGCAAGAGTCGTATGGACTACAAGTGGAACACCATGGGCCAACACAAAAGTGAAGAAGATGGTGCTCCGACTGGGGCTCGAACCCAGGACACACAGTCTTTTAGAGAGACCGGCTCTACCAACTGAGCTACCGGAGCACTGAGTGGGGCTTCCCGCAGGAAGCCCCTTGTTTTCACAGCAGGGGCAGCTTCCTGAAAAGGAACCTACCACAGAGCTTGGACGTGCAGACCGCGGTGGCGGTCGATTCATCGCCGAGATCAGGTTCGACGAAAGTCTGGGGGCGCAAGCCCGATCCACTGATTTTCTTTTCCCAGGCCAGGAGGTCTTCCAGATCCTTCACGCGGAGGTAGATGAGAGTGCCATTATCCCACTTCTCACTACCGTCGCGTTCGTGACTCATGCACCACTGGGCGACAGCGTGACCTGCCTGGACTGTCTGGTAAGAGGGCTTCAGATCCCCGCGGACGAGGACGTAGAGGCGGTTCTCCTACGCAGCGGCGTCTTCCTTGTGTCCCAGGCGTTTCTGGAACTTCTTTACGTGGGCGTCCACGACCTTCATGTTGAGTTCATCGCCCGAGTCGACTGCTTCGAGCTGGCGACCCTTCACGATAGACCACGCGACATGGCGGTGCCTGAAGGTGGACTGGAGATTGCCCAGTGCGTACTGGTGGTGTTTGCGGGTCCATCCTCCCTTGCGGGCGGCCTTCATGTGGCGAATGGCCTTGGTGAGCGAGTTCTGCTCGTTCTTGATCTGCTTGATCGCCTGGCGGCGTTCGTTGGTGTTCATGGTGATCCTCCTGAGGATTCGGTCGAGGGTGGTAGATGACACACATCGGGGCCGAGGGAGGATCTTGGGGGAGGGCGAGCCTACAACATGATATACATTCCTTGCGGAAGAGATAGTTTCAACAGTGGGCCAGCAATTCGTGGTCCAAGTCAAGGGTCAAATACTTCAGAGCCTTTGCCCTACCCTTGAAGAAACGAAGGAGTAGGCTATAAAGAAGTTCCTGGTCTTACACTACAACGCGGTCGGCGAAGCATGCCTCAACCTTCTGGCAGAACAGCCGCGAGCTGTGGTGGTGACCTATCTGGCTGACCCACGTTCCATGGCGGACTTCAGGTCGGCGGCGAGGAAGTTCAAGCGCCTGATGGTCACCTACTTCATGGGCAAGGAGCCCGAGGACGAAGTCGACTTCCAGTACCACTACGTGGTCATGTGTGGACCCGAGACCGAGTTCAGCAAGAAGGTGGAGGGCAAGTGCATCACCCCCGACCAGTTGGCCGAGATGTTTCCAGGGGACTGGGCCGACGCCCTCCTCCGCATCAAGGACAAGGTCACCGAGGAAGCAGCCGCTGGGTAATTATTCATCTGATTACTCTTGACTTCCTCGCCTGGCTGGTTGCATCTTCACCCAACTTCGCAAGGAAGACCTCCGTGATCGTCGTCCCCAAACACCTGGACCCAGCCTCTCTGGACCGCATGTTGAAGTCGCATAGACCGATTCATCGGGAAGAGTGCCTGTGGTACAAGGATGTTGGGGAAATGGTCGCCATGCAGTCTGATGGATTCGGCTCCCTGTACCTGGAATTTGGTACGGCGTCTGGTGTGTCAGCTCGCTGGCTTGCCGGAATGTCAGGTATCCGAGGCCTTTGCTGCTTCGATACGTTCGAGGGATTGCCGGAGACCTGGGGTTCTATCCCCGCTGGCGCTTTCACATGTCACGGGCAGCTACCCATGCTTCCGCTCGACTGCCGGGTTATCAAAGGTCTCTTCCAGGACACTCTCCCAGGTTTCCTGGCCGAACATCCAGCAAACCCTGTGGCATTTATTCACATCGACTGCGACCTGTATAGCTCGACCGCTTTTGTCCTGGAACACGTTGCTCCTCACCTGACGGTTGGTTCGGTCCTGGTGTTCGACGACCTGTTCGACTACCAGGGTCTGACGATCGACCATGAAGCCAAGGCGTTCGTGGAGTGGTACAGGGAATGTCCGTTCGATCTGGAGCTGGTGATGACCTGCAACGACGCTGAGATCTCGGGCAAGGCCTTCCTGCGCGTAGTAGATACAAAGACCATACGAGGTGAGAAGCCATGAAGTCCTCCATCAGAGAAGCCATTGAAACTGTGACCGAAAGTGCCGGGAAGAAGCTCGACCGCGGATTCCTCAAGTACGCGAGCGACCGAGAGAAGGAGCACATGGAGCGACTTCTGCCCACGTTGGAGGCCGCCATGGATGGAGGGGAGATCTGGAACGTCCAGTGGACGGAGCTGAAGGACGACCTTGGCCGCGTTTTCAGCGATGCTCTCAGCTCCTGGAGAAACCAGCTCATGGAGAGGCTCAAGGCATGGCGTGATAAGAACGATAACGCCTTTGGCAGCATGAAGTTCTACGACTACACGAGCACCTACCCCCACCTCATCCCCGGCAAGCTCAAGAAGCTCCGCAGCGACAAGGTCCGGAAGGACCTCCTCAAGGATACGCCCTACGCGACCGAGGAGATGTACGACGATCTGATCAAGATCTACGAGGAGTTCGAGGAGGTCGCTGACGCCCTCAAGACGACGAAAGCGAACATCAAGAAGGGTAGGCAGCCCAACCCCGATGCCAAGCCCGCCTACGTGCCGCCACCGGCCTCCATGGAATCGCTCAAGATGATCCAGGACAAGGTCGAGGAAGTCACGGAGACCATGTACAACAAGCTCGTTGAGGCTTACAAGAAGCACTTCGAGGGTATGGTTGACCGGTACTTCGCCCGCCGCAGCAGTGAGAACGAATCACCATACCGCATGCGTGAGTTCCGCGGCACCGCCGGAATCATCGACAAGTTCATCACCCAGCAGCCGAAGGGTAGCACCTACAGCTCCAGCATGAAGGATCCCTACCGCAAACGGAACGACTACGAAGAGCACATCGAGCGGGCCTCCAAGGAGCAGGCCGACATCGTTCGCGATCGCTACAAGATCAAGATGATGAAGAAGCTCGGATCGATCGTCGGCAAGAAGTCCGAGAAGGGTGTCGCCCTCAAGTCGGTCGCCATCGGACACCTGGTCGCGACCGCGGGTACGTTCGAGGGCTGGATGAACTTTGAGTTCCAGGATGGGTCCAAGTTCAGGGTCCAGAACAAGGTGGTCAGCAAGTGGTCCCAGACCGGAACCTCCTTCCATCAGTATCCCACCACCTTCCATGACGTCGAGTTCCCCAACGGCAAGACGTACAAAATGCGTAGCGAAGAGCAGATGAACAAAGAGTTCGTCGTCGCTCAACCCAACGACGAAGAGTAACCAAGACAGGGGTCGACAGGTCATGGCACTGCCGGACACCTGACGACATGTCAGGACAGCTACCGACAGATCGCCCTTGACATCGGCCCCTCAGTTAGTAATTAGTTGCATCATAAATCCCCAAGGAGTGCCCACGATGGCCACCCGAAACTCGATAAGACTCGTACCGACTACCCGAATCTCTTGGATGCCAAGAAGCGTCCGATGACCAAGGAGGAGAGCGAGGCCTTCATGGTAATGACCATGCAGGAGATGCAGGGCGGATTCGTCGCCGATGTCCTGGAAAGGTCGCCAGGCTACCAGATCATCAAGAGTCGGCTCGCCATCTACTCTCCCAAGACCAAGGTGAACGACTATGTTCTGGGTTTCCTCACCTTCGTGTGCGAGAGCCCCGGCAAGCTCGTCATGTACGCCTGGATGCTCCACAACTGGGCGCTCAAGCATGGCTTCGAGCGCGAGATCACCATGAACGCCATGGGTATGCAGATCATTCCCATGGGCCTTCCCACCGAGGAGGCTCTCCATGCCTGTTGAGAGGCCCAGAAGGTGGACCGCGGAGACATCATGGGCTCCGACAACGCCCTTGACTACCTGTGTGCCTGGGGATTGACCCCGGAAGACTCTGCTCCTTCCGAGGTCCCCGAAGGGGCGGCTGCTGGATAATTCCAGCAGTCATTAGATACCATAAGACAGGAGGAACAGATCATGTTCTTTGAAGTCCTCGCACTTCTCGCCGCTGGAGCTGGCAAGCTCGTGGAAGCCTCTGGTGACCGTGGCAGGATTACCCAATGGAAGCAGAAGGAGTACGACAACTGGATGGCTTGGGTCGAACGCAGGCCCGGCACCTGTCCTCCTCCTCCCTTGCACAGCACGTGGTGGGACGATGCTATTCGTCCCGACAAACACTGCTACACCCAGCATGATGGTCTCCATTTCATCCGCTGCAAGTCTGCCTACATGGACGCCCACAAGAACGAATCGACCAGTCTTCCTTCTCGTTCTCGCAATACCGGCGGTCGCACCCCTGGGGCTGGAGACTTGGCTGGCTGATCCTGCCCTACTATGGATCATTCCGGCGTAGGAGGGTGCCATGCCCCATCCCGTTCATCGCTTCGTCATCACAGGTGGCCCTTACTCTGGAAAGACCACGGACCTCGCTACCATTCAGCAGCGCCTTACGAACATGGGGTATCAGGTCCTTGTGTGCCCTGAGACCGCTACGATGGCGATCCAGGCAGGTGTGAGTCCCACAGAGATCGGGAACATCATCTTCCAGGGGTTGATCATCGAAGTGCAAATGCACCATGAGCAGACGCTCGTCAACGTCGCGAAGCTCATGGCCGAAAACGGGCCGGTGGTGATTCTCCATGACCGTGGCTTGATGGACGGGAAGGCTTACGTGGACGACCAGGTCTGGGAAGCCATCATCGAGCAGAACTACAACGAGAGTCAGCTTCGCGACCAGTACGATGCCGTGGTTCACCTCGTGACCGCGGCCAACGGTGCTGAAGAGTTCTATACCCTAACAACACCGCTCGCAAGGAGTCTCCAGAGGAGGCCAGGATCCTCGACGAGGAAACCCAGAAGGCATGGCTGGGCTACCATCACTTCCGGGTGGTCGACAACAGCACCTCATTCAAGGCCAAGATCGGCATGGCCATGGAGCACATCACCAGATTCCTTGGCATCCCTGATCCCGTGGAGGCCGAGCGAAAGTTCCTGCTCGGTTGCACGATCGACGTCTTTCGCCATAGGCTGGAAGCCCACCAGATCTCCTTCGTGGGCGTGGACATCGTCCAGCACTACCTTTCGACCGGCGACGCCGAGGAGCGTTTGCGCAAAAGGAAGGCTTCGACCGGCAGCACCTACTTTCACACGATCAAGAAGGCCATCTCCGGAGATCCACTGCGTCGCATCGAGATCGAGTCGAGCATCACCTTCCACGAGTACATGAAGCGCCTGGAGGGAGTGCCAAGGCCGCTCAAGAGCGTCAGGAAGACGCGCCTCTACCACGAGGTCGATTTCTTCGTAGAGCCTGAATCGGCCAAGGAGCTTGGGATCCTGGAAGTCGAGACCGAGGATCTCTCCTACGTCCCGCTGCAAACCCTCTTCGGCTACTACCGCGAGGTGACTGAGGATCCAAACTACAGGAACTCTGCCATTGCGAGCGCTTAGATAGGGAGATGAACTTCTCCCAGGTGCTCGTGCATGCTACTCAGTGAACTCCGAAAAGTACGAGGGATGCGTTTAGACCCCCTCGATGAAAGGCTGGTACCCGACGACATCGGGAGCCTTCATCGCTATCTGTTGCGCCGGGACGTCGACGCTCCTTTCTACGACGAGTTCATTCCAGCCTGGGCTCACCACGAACTGGGACTTGAAGCCAAAGCATACAAGGACAAGGACTACTTCGACCTGAATGAGTCGGAGAAGCGTAGCTTCAAGGCCTGGATGACCAGGCTCGAACCCCTCCTGGTCCAGTCCGAAGAGCCACATGAAATCGCGCCGCGGGCGGTCTTGGAAAGCAGGAGACTGGTCGATAGGAACACCTGGCTGGCTCACTTCACCGACTACCCTGACGTGATCGCCGGACAGGGGTTCCAGTACGGGGAGGACTTCTTCTCCTTGGTGGCTGGTCTTTGGCGTGAGTACCAGGACAACGACAAGGGCCCATTCGTCTTCGCTCACCTCGCCACCAGGGAAGAGGTGGAGGGAGAGGGGTCCTACACAATCCCCAACCACAGCGGCTGTGTTCTCCTCAGGGCCAACAGCGCCATGAAGGTACACAACGTCGTGGATGGGAAGGATGAGGCCATCTTCGACAGGATGCGGGGCGTCCGCGACAAGGTCCCCCTCATGCTTCTCTCTGATGGGAACTGGGCAATCCTCCCCAAGCGAAACGGCCTGGATCCCATCTTCTCTGGTCACATCGAGCAGGTGGTTCGGTTCGTCGATCAGAACATCGGCACCCGCCGCCAAGAGATCGTCTACGAGTAAATCAGTAACCGGTTGGGCAACAAGGAAACGCTTCTGGTATAACTCTGGGTAGAGCTACTCAAGTCTACTCAGGGGTTTGTCATACACTCATTCACACGTACCGCCTACATCTGCCTGCTTTCGCCGTGTTTTTCGTAACCGGTTGCCATCAGAACAAGCAGGAGCTGCCTGTCCATCTCAACACCATCGCCAAGGAAATCGCCTTCCACGAACGGATCTACCAGGTGGCTCAGGCGAGCGCCGCCAGGAACAGCTACCTCAACCCACCGTTCTTCTATGACGATGTGAGGGGGACGGTTGATGTTCCCGTCTATCCCTATCCGTACAAAGGCAGCGATGGCTTCCTTCGGTGGTCTGACGACAACTCCAGATGCGTCCTGGTGGAATTGAACAGTCCCGAGAACAGGATGGCTATCCTGCGGGATAACCCGGAGAAGTTCTTCGACGACCTGAATTTCTATGCCAAAAATGGTGTGAACACGATCTATTTCACGGTCTTCGGGGACGACGATACCTCGATCTTCCTCAGTGAAGGGGACATCATCGCCTGGAGAATGGCCCTGGCCTACTGGGCCTATGCGGTCAATCGCGAGCAGGGTAGGCCTGGAATCGGCCACGTTGTTCTCGGCGAAGCAGAGAATCACCACCTGCTGACGGATTCGGAACGCGCCGCTCTCTTCATGAGGGCGATGCGCCTGATGCGGGATCTGCCAGCAATCTTCCTCCTCGGGGAGGAGATCACGCAGTCGATGAACGGTGTCCAGGTTGGCCTTCCCTACATTCGTAGGTGGTGTACCTTCATCAGGAATGAGTCGCCAACCTACTACGGGCGCTCGGCTCTCATCTCTCTTCATAATGAGCTGCACTGGCGGCCATGGAACAGCATGGTGGGAGAAGGTCTCTTCGACATGGTGGCTTTCCAGGGACGGGTGGAATAGGCCAGGGATGAACTTCCAGTCACGTACTGGACCTATCGTAACGCCGGTGATGCTGTAGCTATCCAGAACAGCGAGTTCGCCAATGCCGCTTGCGGTATTCCTCCGAGTGACCCATTGGGTCAACCGGCTGGCAGTGGGAACTTGGAGATTGGCCTGGAGTGGGTGTGGTGCAACTACGAAATCACCTCGGGATTCGGCTTCTACGCAGAGTATGAGAGGGCACCGTGCCAGGATGGCTGTGGGGATCTCAACTGTCAGCATCCCGAGATCCACAAGACCCTCTACCAACATGCTGCTACCTCGGCCATGGTTATCGCAAATGGAGGCGGACCGCATGTGGCCCACCTCCTTGGTGTCCCTGTTCTTCGGACCAACGATGTCCCGGCGTTTCAGTTCCCCGACCTCAACGGGGACGAGATCCTGAACTAACGCTTCCCTCTTCCCTTGCGGGGCTGGAGTCCTCGGCCCATAGCCTTGAGACTCCACCCGCAGGTGTCGCATCGGATGTCCCAGTTGCCAGCCATGAGCTGGGCGAATATGGTCCGCCACTTCACCCTATGGGTCTTCTGGGAGGTCTTGTTGACCACGTCGAGTATGTGGTCGCCGCCCTTGGGCATTCTGCGGAGGCCGAGCGTGATAGGCACCATGACGGTGACCTCTACCTTGCCCTGGCACCCAGGATTCCCGCCCATCAGGGCTCGCTTGCGATTCTTGTTCGGGCAGATTGCCATGAGGTTCTCCTCAACCTGTGATGTGCATAGTATTACACATCTGATTACTCTTTGTCAAGCCCTATTTTCTCGCATTGCCCTGTGTTTGCTTGGTTTATGACGTCTTTTGGGCTCGTTTTCTCCATCTTCAAGTCTCAGCTTGACACCAAGTGCAATATATTATTCTTCTGATGGCGTCACTTTAGAAGGAGCACATCATGCCCATCACCGAATACACCACACCCATCGGCCACAAGTACGGAGAAACCCTTCCCTTCGCGGAAGAGCGCGATGACATCAAGATCGGCGTCTGGATCTGGGTGCAAAGTGGCAATAACCGCCACTACCCTCCCTACGCCGGTGGTAAGTGCATCATCGAGGGTCACTACGAGGCCGTTTGCGTGGTGAACGAAACCAACACGCACTGGCACCTTGCGTCGAGCCCCGACAGTACTTTGGTCACCAAGGTCAAGAAGGACACACTCCAGACCGCTACGGGTGATTTCGGAGCTTCGAGCTACTACACCCTCAACGAGATGCTCGACTCGGTCTGGATGTCCTACAACCGCCTGCTGGTTGAGCAGGCTCTTAAGAAGTGCCGCGATGACGAGGCTCTCGCGAAGGTGCTGGAGTCGCTCGATGGCTGCAACGTCTTCGACTACGAGCGCTACCTTCAGCAGGAGGGTCGACGTCGCCATGGTAAGAACAAGCCCCTGAGTGAAGCGATCGCTGAGGCTATCCACAACGACATGTGGCACCACACGCCCTCTCGTTCCAGGACGTTCATCTATCGCAACATCGCGAACGCCATCGGTTACGAAGATGTCGAGCGTTCTGACCTGAAGCTCTGGCAGGAGGATCGCGAAAAGAGGCGCTGGTGAGTAGATACCTCTGTCATCAGGAGGTTCCCCCTTGCGTCTTCGAGTCCTCAGAGAACAGGCGTTCGCCGAAACAGAGCCGAAAGAATCCCCAGTCGCCAAGGCCGTCAAGAAGCTGCCCAGCGACTGGGAGATTGGCTTTGAGGCAGGCGACAGCATGGTCAAGGAACCGCGCTGCTACTTCTACAAGAAGTTCAGCATTTCCTCTCCCGCATACGGGACCGCTTTCAAGTCCAGGATCAAGGCTGCCGAGCAGAAGCTCGATCACCGCTGTCATGAGATCCAGGCACTCCCAGGCAACAAGCTGAAGATCACCCTGACCACTCATGGCGCCGACACCGTTACCGAGAAAGACGGCGAGCTGGCCCGGTTGATCAATCTGGCCTATGATCCTCATGGGACCAACAAGGGTATGGACTACTCGAAGGACGCTCCAGCCAACGCCACGTGCCAAGAAATGCCAGCGGCGGCTCCTTCCTTCAATTGATTAGTCAAATAATAGCTTGACGCAGCCAGCCCGAGATGGTCACATCCACCATCTTCTGCGCGAGGTTACACCATGCCAGCTACTGCAATACCCCAGGACGTTCTCGACCGAGTTGTCGAGCTTCGTTCCAAGATCGCTCGCCACAACGAGCTGTACTACCGCAACGCTGATCCCGAGATCAGCGATCTGGATTACGACAAACTCATCCGCGAGCTTGACCAGCTCGAAGAGGAGTACCCGGACATCCGGGACGAACTCTCGCCCACCCAGTATGTCGGCAACGATCTGACCGGCGGTTTCCCCGAGGTCGACCACAAGGTCGGCATGCTCTCCATCGGCAACGTCTTCAACGATGACGAGCTGGAGAAGTTCCTCAAGCGCACCAGTAACGCGATCCATGGCAACCCGAACGGCCCCGTCGAGTACACAGTCGAGCCCAAGGTTGATGGTGCTGCCGTCACTCTCCTCTACGAGGGAGGCATCCTGCGTTACGCCGCCACCCGCGGCAACGGCAGGAAGGGCGAGGTCATCACTGAGAACATACTCACCTCCCCCGACGTCCCCAGGACGATTCCCTTCAAGGGAACCCTGGAGCTTCGCGGCGAGGCTTTCATCGCCCGCAAGGATTTCGAGGAAATCAACGAGGAGCGCCGTTTGGCTGGAGAAGACCAGTTCAAGAACCCCCGCAACGCCTGCGCCGGTGGGCTGAAGCAGAAGGATCCTCGCGAGGCCGCCAAGCGCCGCCTCCGCTTCGTGTGCCACGGCCATGGTATCACCGACATCGTGGATGACACGTGGTTCCTCATGATCGACAAGCTGCGCGAAGCCACGGGCGGCCAGATCAAGTTCAACCCCATCTTCGTCGCCAAGTCCGGGAAGGCCGGTCTGGTCGAGCTGATTGCGGCCATCGATCAGGGTCGCCTCCAGTACGACTTCGAGATCGATGGGGCGGTTATCAAGGTGAACGAGACCCGTCTGCGCGAGCAGGTCGGCCTCGGCAACAAGGCCCCGAAGTGGGCTGCGGCTTACAAGTACGCCACCGAGCAGGCTTGGGCCAAGGTCGTCAACATCATCTGGCAGGTGGGTCGTACCGGCGCGGTCACCCCGGTTTGCATCATCGAGCCGACCGATCTATGCGGCACCACCGTCCAGCGGGCCACTCTCCACAACGCGGAGTGGTTCGGGAAGTTCGACATCCACCACGGCGACTCGGTGCTCGTCCAGAAGGCGGGGGAGATCATCCCCCAGGTGCTGGAGTGCAAGCACACTGGCGGCATCGTGAAGTACATGACCCCGACCGTGTGTCCGTGCTGTAGTGATCCTCTGGAGTTCGAGCAGGACGGCAAGGGCCCCGGCCTCATCTGCATGAACCCCGATTGCCCCGACCAGCTCGTTGGTCGCATTCAGCACTTCTGCTCCCGCGACCGCATGGACATTGAAGGCTTCGGCGAGAAGGTCTGCCAGCAGCTCGTCGAGCATGGCCTCGTGAAGCGTTTGCCAGACCTCTACAGCCTTTCGGTGGACGCTCTGGCCTCCTTGCCTCGGATGGGGCAGAAGAGCGCTCAGAAGCTCTGGGATCGCCTCCATGACAAGATGACGCCCGACCTCGCCGTCTTCATCTCCTCCCTAGGTATCCCCGAGATTGGCCGGACGGTCTCCCGCGAGTTCGCCCTCCACTTCGAGACGCTCGACAGCATTCGCAACGCGAGCCGCGAGGAGATGGAGAAGATCGACGGCATCGGCCCCTCAATCAGCGGGGCGGCCTACACCTTCTTCCGCAGCGACAAGGGCAACGCCCTGGTGGATGACCTTCTGGCCTGCGGCATTACGCCCCAGGAGACCTCTATCGAAGTCTCCGAACGTGATGAGCGCTTCGATGGGAAGAAGTTCGTCATCACCGGCACCCTGCACATTGGCAGGAAGGAAGCCCAGGACTTTATCGAAGCCCGCGGCGGCAAGTGCGCTGGCAGCGTCTCAAAGAAGACGGACGTCGTCATCGTGGGCGCTGAGCCGGGCTCGAAGGCCGACAAGGCCCTGGCCCTTGGCATCGAGATCTGGGATGCCGAACACTTCGCCGCAATTCACGGAGGTTGATTCAGTGCTCAAGCGCGTACCCGACCACATCGAGAACGCCATGTTCTTCCGGCACGAGACCGAGGACGGTAAGTGGGAGGTTGCCTTCTACCCCGTCATGTTCGGTGTTCGGGTACGCGCTGGTCGCGTGGGTGAAATGTCTCTCAGAGCCGACATCTGTGTTGGGGACAACCAGGTGATGGCTGCGGCGATCTTCTCCATCGTCTGCACGATCATCGAAGAGAGGGGTTATTGCCCAGACGAGCATGAGTGGTCCACCTTCGAGCGCAAGCCGGTCTGGATGGATCCCACGTACATGGGGAAACTCTTGGACATGCTGGAGGACCACGAGAAGATCGAGAAGTACGAAATCCCCAGCATTGAAGAGATCAGGGTACGCAACCTCGTCATCCACGGCCTTTGAAGTCACAGTCCGCGATCTCAAACAGAAGAGCCCCAGGACCGCAGTCCTGGGGCTCTTTGCACGAAGGAAGTCAATGGCCGAAGGGTTACGCTTCGGAGGGTCCATTGCCCGCGACGATCTGGGCAAGGAGGGCCTGGAGGACGCTACCGATGGTCTTGTTGAGGGCCTGGATGACCTGGGCCTGGAGGGCGACGCCGAGGGCGAGGAGCTGGGCCTTGATCTGCTCGATGTTGGCCTTGGTCTCTTCGACGTTGATGCCCTGGAAGAGTTCCGAGACGACGAGCTTCACGTGCTCCTTGCCGTAGTTGATGGCGACGCGGACGACGAGGTCGCGCTGTTCCTCGGGGATGTTCTCCCAGGCTTCGCCGAGTTCATTCTTGAGGAAGTCCAGGATCTGTTCCTGGAGCTGTTCGGTGGGGATCTGAAGTGCCATGGCGGTAAGTGCTCCTTAGTAGCAGTGGCGTTGGATTCGGTGGTCGAGGTTGCTCGGCGACGAGTTACGGGTTGTAGGTCGTTTCCTTGGGGTCGAACACGACACCCGGAGCCGGTCCAGCCGTGTTCTCCAGGAAGATCTTCCAGGCCAAAACGGTGTCGGTGCGGATGTCCACACTGTCCCGCGTCATATCCAGGTCATTGTGGAGGTAGCTGACGTAGGGAGGAGCGATCGTGCTGTAGGTGGCCCACGTGGATCCCGTGGTCGACCAGGCGGTCACCGCGGCACTGTAGGAGGTCTCCGTTTCGGAGGGCAGCCCGGCATCGGCCTCGTAGTAGGTGACGAAGAGAACGGCGATCTGCTGGTAGAGAGCAGCATCGGCTTCAGAGGGTTCGACTACGGTGGGAGTGGTGTCACCGAGTCCGAGGATCCCGCAACCCGCCAGGGCGAGTACGAGAAGCAGGGTGGGGAGGATGAGTGCGAGGTTCTTTTTCATGGAAGGTGGTCTCCTTCAAGGGGTTTGTGGTAATATAGACTATCGAAGACGAATCCAGGCAAGGACAACCCGTATGGACACGACACATCACGCAAAACTCATCAGGACCAAGATTTCCGACATCATCCGGTCGAAGGGCGAAGAGTGCGGCATCAGGATGATCTCCGGCAAGGAGTTGACCTCGGCCCTCATCCAGAAAGTCGCCGAAGAGCTTCGAGAGCTGTTTGAGGCGAAGACCCAGGCCGAAACGGCAGCAGAACTTGCCGATGTCCAGGAGGTCGTGGACGCCATCGAACAGCACGTGATCTCAGAAGGCGGCGCGAACCAGGAGCTTACGGACAAGATCGCAGACGTCCACCGGTCGATGGCTGAAGTGGCAGCCACTATCGAAGGTATCGATGTGGTAGTCATCAAGGAGGCGAAGCGTCAGGAGCGCGGTGGCTTCCTTATGGAAGATGGCCGCGGCGTCTTTCTGGAGTGGACCAGGAAGAAGGAGTCGGTCAAGATCAAGGGAACCCTCCTGGAGGCTGGCGTTCCCAATCGCAATGGGTGCATCTATTCCGAGGAGTACCTGGATCAGGTGTGGAAGCAGTTGAACGAGAAGATCGCGAGTGGCACGGCCTTCATGCCGACCTCCCAGAAAATGGTGGAGTGAGGATCGATACGGTCTACGGGCAGCTTGACCATGCCTTCGTGGAAGAGCAGGCAGGTCACAAGGAGCTGAAGGTCGAGGGTAGTCTTCTGGATGTCCACAGGACTGTCGACATCACGAAGCTCCTGGAGAAGGAGCAGAAGCCGGGCGAGAGCCTGGAAGAAACCTTCCACCGACTCTTCGATGTGCGTCCTGCTGGTGTAGACAAGCTCAACCAGGGCAACGTGGTCGACGCTGCCACCTACCGCTTCCTCTGCGCGAATATCTTCCCGAAGGACCAGTGATGATAGTTTCAGTCGTTGGCGATACTCACGGAAAGGTCATGGAGGCCCGTCAGTTCTGTGACGGAGCTATTCAGGTGGGCGACTTCAACCTGACCGGCTACGATAAGTGGAAGCCTCTGGAGGGTCGCCGCGTGGCCTTCATCGACGGCAACCACGATCACTTCCCGTCCTTGAAGACCTCTGCGGATTCACCACAGAAGATCCAGCCTGGCCTCTTCTATCTTCCAAGGGCGTGGGTTTGCGGAAAAGTCATGTTCTTCGGTGGGGCCGAGTCGATCGATGCTCACACGAGGCACCTTGCCTGGGACTTCTTTGTCGAAGAGTCCATCAGCCAGGCCGACTTCCACAAGGCCCATGCCCACAACGGGAATATCGAGGTCTTCATCTGCCACACGTGTCCCGAGTTTGTGTCCCACCACGTCATGATGGGAACTGGAAGAGTCAAGTACAGGCAGTCTTCCGAGATTGCCCTCCAGGCCCTCTGGGAGCATTTCAGACCTTCCCTTTGGATCTTCGGTCACTTCCATCTTCCATTCGATCAGACGATGAGCGATACGCGCTTCGTATGCCTGCCGTCGATGCGCCATAGGAAGTTCGATCTTCCACTGGAGAACTGGCCGGACGCGCTTTCAGATGAGGGAGAAGAGGGAGAGGATCCGAGCCAACTCACGCTCGGGTGATTCTTGAAGAGGACCAGGTAGGAAACCCACACTGGTCAGTGGTCTTGTTTCGATATGGATGGCATGGAAACCATGGGGTTCTACCCACAGGTAGAACTCCTGGACCTTCCACCGGCCTCCCTCCGGAACAGCTACGGCGAAGGTGTTACCGGCCCTGATAGTGATTGATCCATCGGGGTGTTCTTCAATGATCGCTTCTTGCCTGAGAGTCTCGTTGATTCGTTCGGGGGTCTTGCTTCTGATGCTCTTGCACCTGACGGTGAAACTGAGGCTCTGTTCGCCGGGGCGGATCGTGTTCATGGCCTTGATGCAGGTATCGATCAAGGCAGTACAGATCCCGGCTTCGGTGAGCTTCAGTTCTTCTGGCATCCGAACAACCACCTGAAGAAGTTGATGATGGCTTGAATGAGCCGAACGTACCACGGCTCCAGCACAGGTGTAATAGCTACGCTCACGATCGGGCCTTTGTTGGACATGTCATTTCCTCCTGGAAATCTTGCTCCATAATAGACAAGAGCAGCCCCGGCGAACCGGGACTGCTCTCATACCACCACGAAGGAGTCTGGGATGCTTGGTTACTCGCTGCCCTCTTCGGGGGCGACGACGGCGTCGTCTTCGGCGTAGGCCGACACGTAGTGCAGCTTGCCGAAGGCGAGGACGGGGAAGGAGCCCACGATATTCGCACCGCCGGGTTCGACGTCGAATTCGAGGGTGGCGACGACGACGTCCGCGAAGGTGGCGACGTCGACGAAGGGGTTGCCGCCGAGTTCGTCGGCGGGGGCGATACCAACCGTGACCCTGGATAGGCCGGTCAGGTCACCGCCATCGGCGTCGATGTTCGGCAGGGTGTATTCAAAGGCGATTTCACGGCCATCCTGAGCCGCAGTGAGAAAGCCCGCTCCGGGAGCGAGTAGGTCGATGGGCGTAACGCCCGCAGTAACGAGGGGTCCCTTGTTGGACATGAGAAGTTCTCCTGAAACTGTCTGGTCGTGCAACAGCGCACACTCTGATATAGGACAGAGCGTCCTATTCTGTTCCAAAGCCCTCAAAGGATGCGAAACGACATGGAAAAGAACCCGCTCATCTCGGTGATCACCCCGACGCACAAGCCGACCTACATCCCGGACATCCACAAGTGCCTCGATGCTCAGACCTACAGCAACTGGGAGTGGATCATTCTCCCGAACAACAACTGCCAGATGCCCGTCCTGAACGATCCGAGGGTGAAGGTTCACCGCGATGTCCACGAGTTCTCAGGTCTCAATGTTGGGGCCTTGAAGAAGAAGGCGGCGGCCCTCGCCAACGGAGTCATCATTCTGGAACTCGACCACGATGACTTCTTGGATCCCAGGGCTCTGGAGATGGTCGCCAAGGCCTTCGTCGAGGAAGATGCCGACTTCGTCTACACCGACTTCGCTGAGTTCCATGAGGGTACTCATGCTCCCCACATCTACAACGTGGCCTACGGCTGGCGGTACCGACCGGTGCAGGGTCCCGATGGGAGGACGTACCAGGCGGCCTTCTCACCTCCGGCCAGGCCCCCTTGGATCTGCGACATCACCCATGCTCCCAATCACGTGCGGGCCTGGAAGAAGACCTCCTACGAACAGGTCGGAGGTCACGATCCAGCCCTTGAGGTCGGTGATGACTATGATCTCGTGCTGCGGTGTTACCTGGCTGGGATGAAGTTCGTCCACATCCCCGAGTGCCTCTACTACTACCGCTTCCTTCCGGCTGGTCAGAACACCCACCGGGTGAAGAACGACAGGATCCAGGAAGTCGTCCGGGAGCGCTACGACCAGCACCTCCTCAACATGTGCCTCACCTGGTGTGCCAAGGACGGCCTCCTTGCGCTCGATCTCGGCTCAGCCCACAACAAGCCTGGAGAACAGTGGCATGGCGTCGACATGGAAGAGGGGCCTGGGGTCGACACGGTCGCAGATCTGTCGGAGCGGTGGCCCTTCGAGGACAACAGCGTGGGGGTCATCCGGGCGGTCGATTTCGTCGAACACATGCCTGCCGGGAAGGAGATCCACTTCTTCAATGAGGCATGGCGCGTCCTCGCACACGGAGGCATGCTCCTCATCGAGGTGCCCTCTACCGATGGTCGCGGTGCTTTCCAGGACCCTACCCACACCTGTCACGGTGAAGATACTGAGGTTTTGACGATCGAAGGCTTCAAGCTCTTCTCAGACCTCGATGGTACCGAGAAAGTGTGGACGATGAACCCCGAGACCGAAGAGGCAGAAATCTCCGAGATCGACGAGGTGCATGAGCACGATTTTGACGGTCAGTTGATCTCTTTCAGCGGCAGGAATGTGGATTGCCTGGTGACCCCGAATCACAGGATGTTCGTGGGTTCTTCTGATGAAACAACCCCCATGAGGTTCGTTGAGGCCGAAGAAGTAGCTGAGCGCAAGTCGTGCTCCAGGATTCCTCACCAGGTGATCTTCCATGGAGCAACACCTGAGTATTTCGAGGTTCCCGACAGCAAGTTGAGGCTCCTTTCTAACCCCCAAAAGGGTTTTTCTCAGGATACGCTGAGGCTTCCTATGAGGGAGTTTGTTCGTTTTCTTGGGTGGTATATCTCGGAAGGTTACACGACGATCAAGACGAATGGAGACGATGGAGCTGGTAACTATTACCGGATTGGCATCTGTCAGTCTGAGAAGTCCAACGTCGTCAAATACGAAATGATCGGAGACACGATCCGCTCTTTGGGCTTTGAGCCTTTTCGTGATGAGTTCGGGTGGTACTTCTCCTGTAAGCCTTTGGCTCTTTGGTTGGCGAGGTTGGGCCACTCTCATCAGAAGTACATCCCAAGGATGATTCTCGATCTTGATCCTTCTTTGCTTCAGGAGTTGGTCGAAGGCCTTTCCTTGGGAGACGGAAGTCTTCAAGGCACTGGTTTCGCCTATGGCACAGTCTCCTCTCAACTTGCATCAGATGTCTTTGAGCTGGGCATCAAGCTGGGTTATCGCGTGACTTGGTCGAAGGAGACCCGCGTCGGCAAGCAGGTGCTGGTGAATCCTGACTACAGGGCCAAGTACGACATGCACCTAATCTACTTCTCGCGTAGTAAGGCCAGGTATATCAACAAGGCAAGTCGAATCCCTTACACCGGAAAGGTCTATTGCGTAACCGCGAGGAAGAACCACATCATCTGTACTCGCAGGAATGGCAAGATGGTCTGGTCGGGCAACTCTTTCTTGAACGAGAACAGCTTCTGGTACTACACCCAGGACAGCCACAAGCGCTTCCTCAATGGGAAGTTCAAGGGTTCGTTCGGTGCGAAGAAGATCCTCACCTACGCTCCTGGTGGTCCGGGTAGCTTCTGCGATCAGCACAAGATCATCTACGTCAGGGCCCATCTGGTCGCCCACAAGGACCCGAACGCCTTCCCGATCCCCATGCCCTTCCCGTCGCTATGAGGTACTCAGCCCGCCTGATCAGGAGCGTCACCCTCTGCCGGGTAGGCTATCCCTTCGGGGAAACCCCCGTGGTCCTCGACCAGACGTGCGCTGACAAGATGATTCATCAGATTACTCTCGGGACCCATATCGGGTTCTTCGAGCCTGAAAATGATGATGCTCTGCCCTCTTATGGAGGTGTGAGGCCGTATTCTCAGGCCGCTTTCAGCGTACTGAGAGCCTGGTCTATCGATGGCGTTGTCCGCATCGCCATCAAACCCATGAGGAATCAGAGCGGATGGTACTTCTGGAGAGCTTTCCAGACTGGTACCGTGCGGTTTTCTCCTCTCTTCCTGGGCAAGCGGGTCGACGGGAGCATGCGCATTGATTCTGGCACCTTCCAGTACCTTTGCACCGATGCCTTCCTGGCTGGTGGCGCTTAGATAGGAAAGACCTGACGCGAGGTATCGGATCTTGGCGAACGAAACAGTACAATTCACGTTCTCTGACCCCTTGGCCGCGAGTGCGGAAAACCAGGGGCAGCAGCAACTCCCGGCGATCGACTACACCGCCTGGGACTACCCTGCCATCAAACGGATGCTCTACCGCATTGCGCGGAACCTGTTTGGCGACAAGTACAACAACTTCGTGGAGTCCGACTTCGGCGTCGTCGCTCTTGAGTACCTCGCGGCTCATGGCGACTTCATCTCGTTCAAGACCGACTACATCGCCAACGAGGCGATCTTTCTCACCTCTGCGCTCCCGAAGAACATCAAGCGTCACGCCCGAGGCCGCGGATACCGCCCTCGTCCCAGGATGTCGGCCTACTACGACATGGCGATCACGGTGCCCCAGGCCTACCCGGTGGACATCATCATTCAGCCTGGCTTCCTGATTCAGAACAACGTCGGCATCGACGGCAATGTCCTCGCCTTCCAGGTCTACGTGGCTGACGAGAATAGCGAGCCGATCGAGGACGAAGAGATCATCCTCCCGGCAGGTTCCACCTCGAACACGAACATCGTGGGCGTCGAGGGAGAGACCAGGGCCGTGCAGGTTGAAGGCACCGGCCAGCCTTTCCAGACCATTTCCCTGCTAGAACAGGACGTTTTGCCCGACAGCATCCGGGTCTTCGTGGACAGCACGCGCTGGAACGAAGTTGAGACCCTCTACAACCAGGGTCCCGTTCAGGTCTATCGCGTGGACATCAATGATCGCGACGACCGTTATTTCGTGGTCGGTGGTGACGGCAACCGCGGCCTTTCCTTCCCCGAAGGGTCCCGCGTGGAGGTCGTCTACAGGGTTGGAGGAGGCGAGCGCGGCAACGTGCCGTCCGGCTTCATCAACATCACTGAGACGGTAGCTGTTCCTGCTCAGGGTATCTCGGCCCCCATCGCTTTCGTGAACCGTAGTCGGGGCAGGGGTGGCGACAACGGGGAGACCGTGGACGAGATTCGCGCCAACCTTCCCTTCTTCTGGAAGAGGCAGGACCGCCTGACCTCCCTGGAGGACTACACCTCTTTCGCAACCACCTACTTCGACGAAGGTATTGGTCGCGTCGCCAAGGCCAGGTCTTACCTGCGCCACGCCGGATGCTCGGCCAACATCATCGACATCTTCACCGTTGAGTACATCAACAAGACGACCATCACCAGGGCATCCGACAGGCTGGTTGAAAGTCTGGCCGAAGCGGTCGAAGCCAAGAAGATGGCGACTCACAGTGTTTGCATCAAGCCGGGACGCATCGTGGAAACGAACGTCCGGGTCTTCGCCAACTTCCCGAGGTCTTACTCGGTTCGCAAGGCGGAGATGGAGTCTCTCGTCAATGCGGCGATCGATTTCTTCTTCTCCCTGGAGACCTGGACCTTCGGTCGCCCGCTGCGCCCCTCCGAAGCCGCCAAGCTCATTCTCTCTGGAACACCGGCCACCGATGTCCGTGTGGACTTCGAGCTGGATCCAGGGTTCGAGATGAACCAGGACGGCAGTTACACGTCGGCTCACAATGAGCTGATCAGGTCGCGCTCGCCTGAGATCAACGTCTCGTTCACTGGAGACCAGTTCTGATGACGACAGGCAACTTCGTACAGATCAAGGATGGTACCGAAAGGGCTCTCCCGCTGCCTCGTTTGGTGTCTGTGCTGTTCGTGCTGAGGGACGAGAACCTGGTGCCCATCGAGCCCGACAGTATCGACTCGATCACGATCTACAGGATTGCGAAATCCCCCGAGTACCAGGCGGATCCGTCTGCCTACGTGTTCCTGAAGAAAACCAACGCCGAGGATGCCACCAAGCCCATCTGGTCCTCGGACGATCAGGGCTTTGTGAGTGGCACCGTGGCTTCGGGAGAGATCAAGATTGAGGTCGATAAGACCCAGATCGAAGATGGAGCCTCTCACGACTTCTCCAACGACATCCTCTTGCTTGATGGAGAGCGCGTTCCCGTTTCCAGCGACCGGGTGAATGTGTCAGGAACTGACACTTTGACCTTCACGATCAGTGTAGGCGACCTTGTTGCAGATGGAACGGCCTTCGAGATCACCTGGAACAAGCGCCCATTCGACCAGTCGATTCGCCGGTATGGTCCAGGCACCTTTGAGTACATGTTCGACTCGGGCGAACTGCGCTTCGGACCCGGCAGCTACTTCAGCCTCATCGAGTTCTCCAAGGGCGCTGACACGGGCACCGGAGCCGTCGAGTTCTTCTTCGATCGCGAGCTTTCCATGGCTCAGTCGAACCTCTCGTTCCGGCGTGAGCGCCTGAGGGACACGACCAAGAACAAGATCCCCTTCTTCTACTTCGACCTGGAGAACTTCGAGGGCAGCGACGGGAACTTCAAGACCCAGGACCTCATTGGATACTTCAATGAGATGATCGCCCGCGAGTACGACCTCGTGGAGGGTGTCTCCGATGTCTGGGATCCTCTGACCGCTCCTGTTCTGGTTCTTGACCACGTTGCAGCCGAGTATGGTTTCCGACTGATCGGCCTGGATCAGAAGAAGTGGCGCGACCAGGTCATTTACGCAACCGACCGCCTCAAGCAGAAGGGAAGCGTGGAGGGTCTGTGCAACCGTCTCGCCGACTGTGGTGCTGACCTGGAAGACTTCGCGAACTACTACCAGGTGCGCTCCCAGAAGTTCGGTTCCCAGGCCTGGGTCATCACACCAGAGACCGAGAGCGAGCTTCTTCTCGATGGAGCGAACGCCCGCACCTATCGCCTGCCTCTGAACAGGCCGCCATGGTACTTCCCATACGGTCGTGAGCGCCGGGATCCCCTGGTCCCCTTCGTCACCCTGGAGATCAGAGGCGAAGGCGAGGATCACTGGCACACTCTGCCCTCCAGGGAAGGCAACTTCCTCCTGGTTCGCTTCGAGGAGCGGGACGGCAAGTGGTATGCCCTTGTCACGCTTGACAAGATCATCGCGAACACCTTCCCGCCTCAGACGGCACAAATCGTTGATCCTTACCGCCTGACGCTCTGGGATGAAGTCCGGGTGACCTATCCCGTGGCTCCGTGGGGTCTCATTCCGTCTACCCTGGACTTCGAGGCCCAACAGACCTGGCCCTTCTCTGTGCGTTCTGGCCCATCGGTTCTGTACCATCTCAATGACGCCAAGTTCATCTCGATTGGTGAATCCGGCGGTCTTCCCTCAATCATCGTGAACGAGCTGACTGCTGATGGTCCGGTCGAGCTGGAGGCCAACACGCGCCCACCGGCACGCCGCGGTTACTCGGTGATCTGGTATGCCGAGTACAAGGCCCTGATCTTTGGTGGCATCAACATCGAAGGTCGCTTCCTCAACGACACCTGGCTGCTCGACTTCAGCGACCTTGGTGACCTGCGCTGGACTCTCCACGAAGGTACAGCGCCCCCTGCACGTGCAGGCGCGACCGTACTGGACACCCATGACGCTACCTCTCAGTCGAACGCTCGTTCGTTCCTGTTCGGCGGCGTCGGGCGCTCTGGTACCTTTGGCGACACATGGCGGTGGAATGAAGCCTCGCTCAAGTGGGAGCCAGTCACCCCGAATGCCATCATCACAGAATCCAACTTCGTCTTTGGCAATATCCTGGCGGGAGACTTCATTCTCGCCACTGCTGGCAATATCGACGACACGACGAACATCCGCAAGGGTCACGTCATCCTCTTCGAGAGCGGCGCTGATGTTCGGAAGCGTTTTGCCCTGAGGGTGACCTCGGTGCCAGGAGGTACCTCTGTCGCAGGCGTGATCCTCTGGGTCGATAACGATTACGAGGACTACTACGCCACCTCTACGACCTCTGAAACAATCGGTACTGGCAGCAAGACCATCACCATCAATACGGGTAAGAGTTTCGTAGCGGGCCAGGAAGTCATCATCTCTGAGCCTGGTACTCCGGCCAACTACATGCGGGGCGCAGTGACCTCGTACAATGCCAACACCGGTGAGCTGGTTGTTCTCGTGGCATCTGTTGGCGGCAGTGGTACAATCGCCAACTGGCAGGTCTGTCTGTTCTTCAATGTTGGTGTCATCAACCTGGAGCCATCTCCTCGCGCAGGCGCAGGAGCGTGTTCTCTGCCGGTAGATGCTGGCAGCAGCAACATTGCCCATGCCGTGATGTTCGGAGGGTACGATCAGAAGAGTGGACCCAAGAACGAGGTCTGGGCGCTTGAATACTCGGGTCGCTGGACTCAGGTTTGGCCGAGCGACCAGGGTCCCACGCGAGGCTACCAGCCCACCATGATCAGGGTTCAGTCGAATGAACCAGGTGCCCCTTGGCAGCTCTATGTCAGGGCTGGAACCTTCGATGGCGGGCAGTACAGCGAAGAGGCTCTTCGCAGCAGTAACTCCCTCGCGTACTATCGGCTCGACGGTCTCCTCGAAGCCACTGACCCCGAGGACATGAACGACTCCGCCCAGTGGGTGGCGGTGGATGACGACATCCCCAACTTCGTAGGAGCAAGAACTGCTGCAAGGGCTGCCGTCTTCGCAGAGCAGCATCTTGGCAGCCGTTTCACGTTCGAGTACTCGATCGAGGCCAAGATCACCTCGCGCAGGCCGAAGGGAACTTACGCATTCCTCTTCGATCAGGTTGGCGATAACCGGCTCGAAGTAGCGCCTACATCGCTGTTGGACGCTTTCCCCAACACTCTTTCTGACGTTACCAGGCCGGTGGCCGAGTTCGGGCTGTTCGAGACGGGAGTCGAGTTCGAGGACTACTACACGATCAACTCGGACGCTGAGCGCATGACGGTGTCCTCGCAGAAGACCGTGGTCGACTCCTGGCGCTTCGCACCCGAGGTTCCTCAGCAGCGCTTCGTGCAGAATCCCCTGGATCCTGACGAGCTGTACTGGAACATCTCGCCTGCCTCGATGAAGTTCAATGAGCGTCGCATTGCGGTGCCCATCGACAACAGCGTACCCACCGCTGGTACCAGGAAGCACCTGGTGCGCTTCAAGATGGAGAAAGTCCTCTCTTTCATGCCGAGCGTGGAAGACACCGAGTGGTGCCCGGTGGCCCAGTCCACCAAGCGCTACAAGCTCCTGATGAGGATCTACGAGCCCAGCGGTGATCTGGTGGCCTATGGAGCCATCGAGGACGTTGGCGCTTCAGCATACGCTACTTCCTCGCTGAGTTCTGTGTCGATTGGCACTGGATCCAAGGTATTCTCGGTCGCCTCTGGCCTGCCTTACGTGGGCGGCGAAACAGTGAAGATCGAGGTGAACGGTGACCCCTCTTCTTACATGGAAGGCATCGTCACCGCCTACGTTGGCTCCAACCTCACGGTCAACGTCGCCACGACCAGCGGCAGTGGTTTGAACGACGACTGGAACATCTCCATCGTGAGTACGCCGATCGAATTGATCGCTGTCAGCTCAGACATCGTCGCGCTGAACATCAAGGTCGAGGAAGACGGTTCCTCAGACGGCGTGGTTTTCTTCAGGCAGTATAACCCACTGACCAATTCGGAGGCGATGCTGATCGTCGACATGCGCTGGTCAGACGACTTTACCGAGCTGCCTCCTCTTGGAGGATCCTATGCTGCGGTGGATGATCGTTGGTTCCAGCTTGTTGCGGCGACGTCTGGTGAAACTCCCAGGCTGACACTGACCGACGAGGATGGTGAGAGCTTCATCATCGACCCCAACGATTTCGTATTCGTCCACGACCCCTTGAGCAACAAGTCCGAGGTCTGGATGAAGAGCATGGAGGCACCAGATCTCACGGGCATCGTGGAGGTGTATCTCAGGGGACGTTACCCAGCACGCTTCTATTCTCTGCCTCCAGGCATCTGGGAACACCGCGCCTTCTGGCGTGTTGATCCCTATTTCCCAGGAGGTCTGGGAACCCACGTTGCGGTGATTGCTTTCACCTTCGGATGGAAGGATGATCTCCTTCTGGAGCCCTCGGTTTACTGGGGCGATCTGGAAAAGGTGGGCGAGGGTTACCGCCAGGTGGAAACCCGCAAGAGGCTGGTGGACCGCTGGAAGCTCACCATGCGCAAGCCGGACGGTACCACTGTCGACATCTCCACCGACCAGTATACGGTCGAGAAGGTCTACCACCTCCCTGGCTACCACACCGAAGTCAGGATCTCGATTGATTCGAGCGTGGTCATTCCTTCTGGATCTACGTTCTCCCTCATCTACCCGATGGGTCGCGTGGTGATTCTCGACAGCTTTGGCATCACCCTCAACATCTTCCCAGACATCACGACCGAAGAAGCCAAGCGCTTCGGCTTCGGCGACTACTTCCGCAGGCTGACCGGAGACTCTGTCGTCGAGTTCACAGTCCTGGAAGATCGCACCGACGTCTCTCTTCGCCCTGCCAGCATTGTCTCGTTGGGCCGCCCCCAGGACATTGTCCCGACATACATCCTGGGATGTCAGCAACACATCGACATCTCCAGTTCGCAGCTCGATCGACAGTCCTTCTACGACACTGTGGCTTACGATCCCTTGGTGGACGAAGACTGGAAGGTCAATGATCGGATCCTGTGGACATCGAACGAGCTGGCCGCGGTCGTGGGTTCTGAAATCGATCCCCTCACTTCGGATACCAGGAAGATCTACAAGAAGGAGAACCTCGACGATGTTCCAGAGTTCTCGCCGATCTACGCAGTCACTCTGTTCGTGTTCAATGGTTCAGTCCCATACGGTGGTCGCAACCTGCCTGGAAGGTTGGAGTACCCAATCTCCACGATCAGCTATTCGGACAGCCTGAGGGATCTCCTTCACATCTCCCTGCTCCAGGGACGTGTGCCTCTTGACGCCAAGGCCGCTGCTGGTTTGGACGACTGGCTGGAGCTGTACGTTCTCTCCATGCCTCGCGCCGACGTGCGCCGTATCGATCAACTTCGCACCTACGCCCTCTGGAAGAAGCAGCTCCTCGCTGGCGAAGAACCCACCGTGGTGCCTTCCCCGAAGGTGGACCATGAAACCAGGCTCATCGACCTCAGGGACGAGAACCTGAAGGTCATCTGCGGCGACCACCAGCCCTTCCCGAGTAACGTGGTCTTCGGCCAGGCCAGGACCGAAGTGCCCTTTGGCCGCACCGTTTTCAACACGGATGAGTTCGATGGTTCGGTCAGGCCCAGCAGTGACCCTTGCGACATTGACGAATCCTTCATCGAACCTTGCTCCTGTTCGCCAGCGAGCCACATTGGTTTCGTGGTCACGGTGCCCATTGCTGGCAGCGTCACGATCAACGAGCTGAAGGAAGTCATCACCGAGATGCTCCCGGCGGACGCCGTGCAGCGCTTCATGGGCTTCCGGTCGACGAACCAGGACCTGGTGCCGCGCCCCAAGGAATCGGTCACCTACTGGGTCCGCAAGGCGTTCAGGGACACCGTCCTGACCTTTGATCCCCGCAGGATGCCCGATGGAACCAAGATTCCGAACCCGCTGTGGGACGCCATTCTGGATGGAACCTATGCGCCGTTCTACAAGGGCGACCACTGGATCCAGCCCGACACCTCAAAGGGCGTAGAATGGCTTCTGACGGCCCGCCAGTTCGCCAAGACGGCTCTCCCCTTCGCTGGCATCGACTACGCCGGTGTGGTGGCTGAGAAGGCCTTTGCGCTCGTCATGGGACGCACCAAGCGCCTGCGCGGCGTGAGTCGTTTTGATGAGACCGCCCTGGTCTTCCGCGAGGAGTTCAATGGATATCCCGACAGCCGTACTGACTTCGAGATCTTCAACGAGATCACCCCGACGCTCTCGATGACGGTCACCGAGGTCGGCAGGAACCTCCATGTCGCGATCACTGGTCTTGAGACCAACGTGATCGTGAAGGGTGACTTCCTGGTTTTCGCATTCGGGCCCGATCAGGCGAACGCCATCGACGGCAATGCTGTGTACGAGACCCACGAGGTCCTGGACGTTCTCTCAGGACTGGGCGGACCGTTCTTCGTCATCGATCAGGCTGGAGCTTCAACTCTCCAGGCCACCATCGCTTCTGGAACAGGTCCCAAGGCCATCGCTGTCTCGACGGACGGCCAGCTCAACCGCTCCTCGCTCAAGGTTCTGGCCGAGCGCCAGTACACCAATCCGAATGCCAGCCATGCAGGCAAGCTCTCCATCGAGCCTGTCACGCAGCAGGAAGGGTTCGGCGCAGCTCAACCTACGTCCAACTTCAACCTCCTGGGGCGGGTCCTGCGCAAGAACCTGCTCTTCACTGACTCGGATGCCGCGAAGTACCCAGAGCTTCAGGGCACGGTGGCTCACTCAAACCTCTACGACCCAGACGCTATCGGTGTGCTGACCTCCGACATGCGTATCGACGGCATTGGCTCCATCTACTACGGCCAGGTGAGGGCCGTGGACTTCGTCATCGTGGATGGCAAGGTTAGGGCTTACCGCCTAGACAACTTCCAGACGAACCTGGTGTTGGCCACGATCGTGGATGACCAGGAAATCGTCTTCGACTTCGTCTCTCCCCAGGACCTGATGACCCTGAGGAACTTCACTTACGTGGGGGCAGGAGATGCCGCGACTGATGCAGATGTGCAGCAGATCCGCTCCACTTCGGTCATCATTCAGCGCAGCACCGAACGCGAGCTGGATCTGCGCGATGGTTTCTTCCTCTTCTACGAGTGGCAGGACGCTCCTTCGACGTGGTCTGAAGGCGGCAGCCTGACGATCAGCGAGAAGCGTCGCTTCAAGGTCTCGAATACGCATTTCGACAAGTATGACCTGCACGTGGGCGATTTCCTCTTCAGGGATCCAGACAGCTACATGGAGCCCTACGAAGTCACCGAGGTGACAAAGAGAGGCACCGACGTCTACGTGATCACCTCCGGAGTCGACATCGTCGGAAGCTATAATGGTTTGATCACCCGAGAGGTCCTTTCCTCCACGGTGTCGGGCAAGGACGGTAGCTGGCAGCGCATTGTCCGCTACGCCACTCTCGGCCTGGATCTCACGAGCGTCATGCCTTCCGGATACGCCACCGTTGCGAACATTCCCTCGCTGGTGCGCGTGCGCGTGAAGGACGAGGACTACACGGTCAGCATCATCGGCTCTGACGCTCCCGCTGGCAACATCACCCAGGTGAAGCTGCTGGGAGGCCTCCTGCTGGATGCTGAGCCATTCTCGCCCTCTAATGATGTGGAGATCATCGTCTTCGACCCGGCTGTCTCTGCTGCCACTGCCAGTGCTACCAGGGGAGGATCGTACATAAAGGTGAAGACCTTCGACCTGTCCGGAAAGCTCATCGAAACCCAGGAGTTCAACTGATGCTCAACGACCCACGCAAAATCCAAGGACGCCTCGTCGTTCGCACATTCGATGCGAAGACCGGCGAATGTCTGAACACGGAGCGTTTCCCCAACACCGTGCTCAAATCCGGCAGGCGCTTCCTGGCCGCGGCCCTGGGCGGGAACCTCGCGACCAACAAGTTCGAGGCTTTCATCACCCACATGTCTTTCGGCACCGGTGGTGTCGACGGCTTCGGCAACCTCATTCCCGTTCCCGAGGACCAAACGGGCTTCCTGGGCGGTGCTTCCAACGTGAAGACCACGGTGCCCGTCCAGGCTTCCCTGGACCCTAAGCAGGAGGCCTCTGTGACTTTCTCGGCCTCCATCCCCTCTAACTCTGACGCCAACAGCCACAAGATCACGCAGGTGGGCCTTCTGTTCTCGGATGGCTCCTACTACGCTGTGACGACCTGGAAGGGCGTGGACAAGGATGCCTCCATCTACAACTCGGTGGAGTGGACGATCACCTTCCTGTAAGGATCTGAGACATGGCTAACCTGAACGAAATCCCCCTTCGCAAGTACGGCAGCGGCGACACCCACTGGAACTACGAGCGAGCCAACGAGCCCCTGGAAGATCTCTTCCGGATGATTCGTCTCGTGAATGGTGACCTGGAGGCGTATGCCCAGGACTTCGAGGCGGCCAAGGGTTCAGCCGAAACGCTCGCGGTCCGCCTAGCTGTAGCTCTGGAAGACAGCGGCGCGATCAAGCCTGGGGCCATCACCGCATTCTCCATCGCGAGCGTGGAGGAAGAAAACACCTCTCCCTACAGCGGAACG